ACGTAGGTATTATAAGCTATTTTCAACGCTTTGTCTATAGTTCGTATCCTGGCAATAGTATTCAGGTCATCCGTTAGCGAAGTGGCTGTGAAGTCACCATTAAAGAAGTAGCCTGATTTATTTGGGAACTGGCGCAAAACGATATAACCTTTATCGCTGATTGTGGCTAAATCTTCACGTTCTTTTACAGCTACACCATCACTTAAGTAAGCAGTTGAAATAGGCAAAGCACCATTCTTTATCCGCGAAATTTTGCGCTGAACCGGTATGGAAGCAATAGAACCTAATACCAACCCAATGGAAGCAGAACCATCACTGAGAGTCGAAAATAAACCAACTGAAGTACGGTAATTAGTTTGAGTGTGTAAATCAAGCAATGAAGCTGAATCGGTCATTTTTCGACCTTCAATAACCAACACGAATGGCATAATTTTGCCCAGGTACTCCATGGCCAACAATTGACCTTTTGTCCTGGCTGTTGATACCTCAGTATCCAAACCGTCTAGAGTAGTTCCAGCATCAGAACCGACTGCAATCCCCAAAGCCATGACTTCACCATTAGCTCTATTCAGCAGAATTTTTGCCGGACAAACAGTCAAATCTTTATCTACAGTGGCAGATAGCTTTGTAGTAGTAGCAACTATGATAATCCAAAGCTTTGCACCTACAGGAGCAACTGAATAAAACTCAGAAATGTGACGGAACGCAGCCGTATTAGTTCCGGTAATATCAATGCCTAGGGCTTTGCTCCATCGGTGCTATAAATAGCATAAGGAGTATTTAAAACCAACTTACCGGTAACAGCTACACCGGGTAAAATAAAGCCCACTGTGTTATCGTTTGTTTCGGCTACTAAGCCCAGTCCATTACGGACTAGGCTAATTACTACATTTGGTAATCCTGTCATGGTTTACAGTTTATAATGTTCCGGACTTTTGTCCACTTTCTTTGAGTGATCTAAAGCGTTTTCGGCTTTAGTGAACCAATATCCTTTTACAGGACAACGCCAAATTTCTTTTACATTTTGCGAAGCCATAAGCGTTTCGGCTTGATCTAGAAAATCTGGATCCACAATCGGTGTTTCCACAACTGGGGTCTCTACAATCGGAGTTTCAATAACTGGAGTCTCAACAATCGGTGTTTCAATAACCGGAGTTTCCACAATCGGTGTTTCAATAACTGGAGTCCCAACAATTGGAGTTTCCACGATAGGTTTTACATTCTTTGCCATACTATTTATTTATATTAAAGCGTTTTAGAATTCGATATATAATGAATGATAAAAGTCCAATAAGCCCAACAATAGCAACATATACCCAACCAGGTGTTTTTGATTCAATAGATTGCTTTGATGCTGTTTTAGTAGCTGTTTGTGCCTTACCTTTATTTTTAAGCGATGCATTGGCTTTAATCTTCGATTTATCTTCATTAATAGCCTTAGTAGTTGCATCACTTTTTGAGCCTGCATTTGCAGTTAGGTTCTTATTCTCACCACGTTTGATATTTCGTTTAGTGGTAGTAGTTTCAGTTGGATATTGCTTACCAGTACTATCCGGTGGAGACAATTTTGTGTTAGTAGTTGTTTCTTCAACCACTTCGGAAGTAGTTCCTTTGTCGGTGGAGACTGAACTTGTCGAAGCATTGATAACTGAGCTTGTCGAAGTTTTTACATCCAATTTTGAATCGGTTGAACTATTGGCCGTTGAGCTTACGTTCGTTGAACCGGTTGATACGGAACTATTAGCTTGTTTCAATGTTTTGCAACCGGAATAAACTAAAACCGACACAAGTACTAAACAAACAAGTATAATACGTTCAACCAATGCTTTATTAAAATTTTTAATTCTCATTTTTCTTTGGTTTAATGGAGTTTATTAAGTTTAGCCATCCACCTGAAATAGCCTCTATAATAGCAGTTTTTTCCTTTCCTTTCAATACCGATACATTCTCTAGTATAGATGTCACATACTCAACTAAAAATCCGGTAAGACACACTATAAATGTAAAATTAAAGAATCCTTCAGCTGCCATATTTATCCAATTAGTTGAGTTTTCAAACTCACGCTGAAATGCATGTATGATATAAAGTATAGCGAGCCAAATGGCTATTTTTATCACACAGCGCGAGAACCTGAATGACTCAAACTTTTTACCTAGCCTTTTTGAAGCCCTTATTCCGGTTACCACTTCAATTACTATTGCAATGAACATAGCAATGGCCAAAGCAGGCGTTACGCCAAATAAATAATTAACCAATCCGGAAAGAACTGAAAGAGTCAGTACAGCACCATGCATCTGGTATTTGTAACTGGGAAATATCGACAACGCAAATTCTTCAAATGAATTCCAGTCATATACTGCCAGGAACTTGATAAAATAATTCTTCATGTAATCCTATTTTTTGAAATATAAATCAGCTTCAGTTTTCCGCCTTTTTACTAATCCTGGTAATACAACACCACCACCTTTGTTCCACTTTGCAAACTCATTCGCAATGGTCGGGTCATTTGGATTAGCCAATACCTTTTTCAAAAGCGTACTATCACCCAATCCTTCAGGAGTTGTATCAATGTCAATATCAGAACCGCAATTATAAGCGAAGTCAACTAATGCATCAAACATGTTTTGTAAGCATAGTTACATCCGCTTCAAAGGCGTGTAAATCACACAAAAGCATCTCATCGGCTTTCGCTTGAGTAATTGCAGGATCTTTCATTGATACCCGGACACCGTTTGGATAACGGGTACTACCCCAACCAATGGTAGGGATACCGGCGGGACACAAATACGGTTTCAGTTTGCAACCCTCAAATTGCCTTACTATAAGAATAGTTCTTAGTGATTTCATGACTTGAATTTAAATGTCGTAGCAATATCCGGTTCCGGTTTAGCCACTGTGTTACGTTCAATTACTTTCTGATCATCCACCGCGGTGCTAAAGTCGACCCTGAAAAGGATATACTTTTTGCCATATTGCGGTTTGTATTCGGCTAATCTGTTTAGCGGGGTAAGCTTATCAATGGATAAGCCTTCAAAGGCCTGATAGATATCATCAAATTTGTCCAGGATATCTAAGCTTGTGTTTTCACTGGTGGAAGTACTGAAGGTGTCAGAACCCGAATTGACATATAGGTAAAGACTTACAATACCGTCACCAATTTGAGCGCTTTCGCCCAGGTTACTAAAACGGAAATCTCCAAGTTCGATAAACAAAGCCGGAAGCGGAACGGGATAATTTTGTACCTCATTTTGCATTTGACCCTTTTGCAAATCCACAAATTTGAGATAGTCCAGTTCGGAATTAGCCCGGTCGCGTAAGGCCTTGTATATATCGCTTCTTTTCATTTCGTTTTATTTAAACCACTTCAACTCATCACTGAGTCGAAGTGGCTATCCAACCTATGAAAAAACTAACCCTATTATGCTGATACAGCTTGATAAATCATTGCTGAATACTTTTGAGCATCTTTAGTAAAGTCCGCTTTGAAACGGTGAGCAAAACCAAACTCAGTGGCACGTCCTCCTGTATTCTGACCTTTGTTTAATAAAAACATTTCAAATGAACCACCGGCACGGAATACTTCAGAACTGATAAACATAAATCCAGCAGGAACTACATTGCCTGTAATTACAGCACCTTGTGCTGCTTTAGCAGCACCTGTAATGTCGTAAGCAATCATACTGTTATTAGTAGCCTTATGAATTTTAAAACCGTAGTAATTAACCACATTCGGATTAATAATACCTGTGTTTTGTTGAAAACTAATTTGAGCTTTCAAAATATCGTTATTGGCTAAATCCCACCACATATCCGAAGGCAATACCAAATTACGTCCTAATTCAGGGAAACCTGCATTATCCAAGGCACGGGCAAAGGTCATAATGTCATTCAGCGTAATTGTTTTTAATCCATTACGAGCAGCACCGGTTGTTGGGATAATTATTCTTTTAGCACCGGCAGTTGCAGGAGCAAAAGCATAAGCAGCATCAGCAACTTCTTTAATCAAAATGGCATCACTCGACTTTTTAGTATAGTACTGAACCTTATCGTAAGG